AAGATGTCTGGAAAAAATGGTATGTTGCTATAGATGGAACTTATAAAAATAGAATAATAATACCTTTCTTTGATGATAAAGATTCTATCTATTATTATCAAGGTAGAGCAATATATAAAATTATGCTTCCGAAATATCTATCGAGAAGAGGATTAGAACATAATAATATTTACAACTATTATTTAGTTGATAGAAATCATCCTGTTATTGTTCAGGAAGGTATAATCGATTGTTTATTTGTGGAGAATTCTATAGGAATGACAGGTCTTAAAATAGATGATTCTAAATTATCAGATTTTCCTAAGAAATATTTTTTGCTTGATGATGATAAATCTGGTAATTCTAAAGCATTTCTTTTACTAGAACGTGGTGAATATGTTTTTGTATGGGAAGATTTCTTGAAGAATTTAGGTATTCCAAGAAAACCACCTAAGAAAGAAAAATGGGATATTAACGATGTATGTAAATACATAAATAGAAGGGATAAATTCACATTCAGTGAATTAGAAAAATATTTTACAAATAATTATTATGATGGAGTTAGGTTCAAATGATTATATGCGGTATTGATATGAGTAAGAATTCTCCAGCAGTAGTAAAGTTTTTACTTGATGATAAATTAGATATTATAAGTAAAAGATTTATTACTTTTACAACAACAAAAAAATACGAAGAAGATAATATAATTTACTACAAGAAAGAAGATTTTGATTGTGATCTTGCTCAATATGTTTTTATAAAAAACCATATTAAAAATTTTATGATCGATTTAAAATGTGATGGTGATGTTAATCCTGATTATGTTGGATTGGAAGGTTATGCATATTCTGGTACAGGAATGGTATTTGACATAGCAGAGATCACATGTACAATAAAAATGATGGTTTATGATAGAGGAATTCCTCTTAGAATTTATGATCCACCTTCAATAAAAATGTATGCTACAGGTTTAGGAAATGCAGACAAAATTCATATGGAAGAGGATTATGAAAAATTACCAATAGATGAAAGATTTGATCTTCGACATTTACCTTTAGTTTCTGATAAGAAGAAGGGGAATCCTAAAGATAATATAGTTGATGCTTTTTATATTGCTAAGTTACTTCAATTAGAATTAAAACTTAGAAATGGAATCATTACATTGAGAGATCTTGATTCTAAGACTATTAGAATTTTTAATAGAGTTACAAAATCGAATCCAGTTAATATTTTAGATACTGATTTTATTATAAAGAAGACAAATATATTAAGATGATTAAGATGAAATGTAAAAAATATCGATTTGATATTCTTGAAGAAAATAAATCTCTTTTTAATCAATTGAGAAGATCGGGAAAGAAATATCTTTTACTTAATATTAGGAATCCAGATGAAGGTATCAGAGAATTATGTAAAATGAGATTGAAACTTCCATTTAGTGAAGTGAGAAAAATTTGGGAGTTAAAAACTCAGAAGTTATCTGCAATATTTGATATCAATTTAGAAAAGGAAATGATTAACTATGGATACTTGGGATGAGTTGGAATGTTTAGATAATGGTATACAGATTAACAAAAATGAAGAGATATCTACTCCTCAATTAGAAAAAGTTCTTATTTTTGATGGAAATAATATGGCATATAGAAATTTATTTGTTACATTATTTTTTCATCCTGAAGATAATGATAAATTTTTTCTATGGAGACATCAGATGTTAAATGATATCATTGATAAAATAGAAAAATTTTCCCCTACTAAAGTAGTATTGGCATTTGATGAAAGGGGTAGTTGGAGATATAAAATATATGAAAGATACAAAGAGGGTAGGAAAGCATTTAGAGATAAATCTATAGTCGATTTTGATAAATTCTTTCCAGTATTTGATGAATATATAAATGATATTAAAAATTTATTTACAAATATGTATGTAATTAGAATTAAAGAATGTGAAGCAGATGATATTATTGCAGTATTAACAAGAGATGTTTTTGTTAAGAATAATTATGAAGTTATTATAATATCATCAGATAAAGATTTGAATCAATTATTAATGTTAAATAACGTAAAACAATATGACGCAAAACGTAATGAAAATGGTCAAGGAAAATTTATTGAATGTATTAACCCGAAAATGCAATTAGAACTAAAAGTACTGACAGGAGATAAGAGCGATTTTATACCAGCAATCAAAAATAGATTTGGTATAGTTTCAGCAAAAAAGGTTTTATCTGAGGGATTGGAAGAGTTCTTAAATAAACCTGAAAATACTGATATTAAAAAGAATTATGAACGAAATAGAATCTTAATAGATTTCGATTTTATTCCGAAAAATATATGTGAGACAATTATAAATACATATAATGAATATCCAATTAGAGCAATTGATTCTAAGAAAATTTTATCTTTTTTTACAAAGAATAGATTGCTACAGTTAATGAATAGATGGAATGAATATTCTAAATATGTAAAGGAATTGAAATAGAAATATTGCAGAACCTTTACAAAAGGATTCTGAAATGGGATTTGATTCTTATTTACAAGGTGAATATATACTCTCAGATGAAGAAAAGAAGAAATATATCGGTAAAAATGTACCTTTTTATCGTTCATCTTGGGAAAAGAGATTGATGTATTATTTTTGTAAGAATAAAAATGTATTGAAATGGTCAAATGAGAGTGTAGTGATTCCTTACATTAGCCCTGTAGATGGTAAAGTACATAGATATTTTGTAGATTTTTATTGTGAAATTTTAACTAATAATGGGGTAAAAAAATTTCTGGTTGAAGTTAAACCTCTAAAACAGACACAATTACCAGTAAAACCTAAAAATAAAAATCAAAAGGCATATAAAAGATATATGGCAGAATCTGTAACTTTTCTGGTAAACCAAAGTAAATGGAAATATGCAGAAGAATATTGTAAAAAAAGAGGAATAGAGTTTATAGTTTTTACAGAAAGAGATTTGTTTAACGAATAGGTTTTAGATTGGAATCTTTATGAATGTGAAATATCCATTTACTTCTACTTTTCTTGATTATCCAGATAATGAAAGTATTGCTGTGTTAGTTTATTTTATGGGATGTGAACAAAATTGTAAAGGTTGTCATAATCCAGATTTTAAAAATGTAGATTACAATATTGGAACTAAAAATCTATCAGAAGATTCTATTATAGAAGAAATAGAAATTCAATGTAAAAGAAATCTTACAAATAAAGTAGTATTGTCTGGAGGCGATCCTTTACATCCTGCCAATATTAATGGAGTAAAAAATATTCTTGACAAAATTGGAATGAAATATGATTTTTGTCTTTACACATCATACGAAAAATGTTATATTATAGAAAGTAAAATTTCTGGATTTTCTTTTGTTAAGAGTGGTATCTTCATAGAAGATCTATATCAAGAACCAGATAAAACAGATGAGTATATGAAATTTGCATCAAAAAATCAAAAATTATATGATGCAGACTTAAATTTAATAAGTGAAAATGGTATTTATTTTTTTAGATAGGGAGGAAATATGTTTGGAGATAATGCAACTACGGTAAGGACTCTTAGAAATATCAAAAAGGCACTAGATAAAAATCTTAAAGAGAAATATAAAATTGAAAATGAAGAAATATCAAATAAAATAATGGCAATACATGGTTTAGATAAAAAAAGATTTGATTTTGTAAATAGTATAGAAACTATTATCAATGATAATCTAAATGACGTTTCGATAGATGCAAATTCAAATAAAAATGAAAAAACTATAGAAGCGATTCATCAGGAAGCAACAGCATCAGTTAAAAAGGCAGTAGGATTTGATTATTTATATAGACAAATGAAAGATCTTTATGGAAAAGAAGAAGCAATAAGATTAAGTGGAGAAATGTATGATTTGAGTTTGGGATTGTCTGATTCTACAAATATCCTAAAACCTTATTCTTATTATGCACATACTCCTATTCTTGTTAAAATAAATGAAGAAATACAATATATTACTTTAAAAAAATTATTTGAAATGTTTGAGTTTAAAAAAATTGTAATAGATGATGGTGAATTTATAGATTCTATTAATATTGAAAAAGATTTTATGATTCAAAAATCTTTAATAAATGGTAAATATGCTAAATCATCTACAAGAGTAAATAGAGAACTTAAACAATCTATTAAAGAAATAATTAATATTAAAGTATGGGATAGTAAAAATGGTTGGGTTAATATTAATAGAATAATAAGACATAAAAATGAGAAAGATTTAATTTTATATCAAGTAGAAAATGGGAATTATGCTTTAGTTACTGAAGATCATCCAATATATATGATGAATGGTTTAGAAAAAATTGCAAAAGATTTGTCAATTGGTGATGAAGTTTTGAGAGATGAAGATATGTCTTTACCTAAAATAGATGAGACTATTATAGTTCCTAAAGAATTGGCATATTTTTCTGGATTTGCTTTAGGAGATGGTAACATTCAAAGTTATGATATTGATATGCAAAAAAGTGACAGAAAAAGAAAACTTGGAATTTCTTTTTTAAGAGGAGGTAATTTAATATCTATTTATCAAAAAAATATTGAAAATTCTTATATTAAAAAGGTTTGTGAAAATTTATTTGAAAATGTAAATTTTTGGAAATTTAATGATAAATCAGATAGACAACTTTGTTTTACATCTCATGATTATAATTATATTTGTTCTGTTTTATTCGGTTATAATAACAAAGAAAATTCATTTACTAAACATTTACCAATAAATTTTATGTCTTGGACTAAAGAATCTAAAGAGTCTTTCATAGCTGGATTAATTGATGCCGATGGAACTATATCTAATAATGAACACAATCTTGTTAGTATTAGATTGATGTCATTAGCAACAATAAATGGACTTTATGATTGTTTAAATTCATTAGATGGTATAGAAGGAGTTAGAAATAGGATAGATGGAAAAGAAATAGATAATTGTATGTATGAAGTTAGTTTTAAAATTACTAAAAAATCTAATTTAATTTATTTATCTGAAAAAATAAAAAATATTTACAGTTTATTTTCTGAAGAATTTTGTTATAATCAGAATATGAGTAGAAAATCTAAAGAAATGAAAATTTCAAAAATAATAAGATTTAATATAAAAGATATTCAAGATACTAGATTTTTAAAGAAAGAATTAGAATATGTTTATGATATTTCAACAGATACTGGTAGATTTTATGCAAACGGAATGGTTCAACATAATTGTTGGGCAATGGATACATCTAAGATAGTTACTATGGGTAGAGAATTTGGACAACTTTATTCAAAACCTGCTAAAAGAGTTTCAAGTTACATTTCTGCATTATGTGAAACTGTTCATCAGATGAGTTCACATTTGGCAGGAGCAATAGCAATAAGTACTTTCTTTTTGGATATATCTCATCTATCCCTATATAAAGAAAAATATGATTTAAGAGAACTTAAAACCAATAAAGAATATCGTAAAAAAATAGAAAATGAAATGCAACAATTTGTACATTCAGTAAATCATCTTTCTAGAAATGGAGTAGAATCTCCATTTACAAATATTTCTATTTTAGATAGAATTAAACTTAGAAATATTATAACAGATATGAGTTGGTATTTTCCCTTCGATGAACTTCCAATCGAACATCCCGAATTTGAAACTGAAGAAGAAAAGAAAGAATTCTACACAAATTATGTTATAGACTATATTGAAGAAGTACAAAATATTTTTCTTGATTTTTTTGATAAAGGAGATCCTTTAAAAGGTGGTGCTCCTTATAGATTTCCTGTAGTAACCATTTGTATAAGTAAAAAGAAATGGGGTGATAGAGAAATAATTGAAGATCTTAATTTTCTTAAGAATGTATGTAAAAGAGATATTTTTAGATATAATATATTTGTTTCCGAAGGATCAAAAGTGGCTTCTTGTTGTCGTTTATTGTCCAATACTGAAATGCTTCAGTTTGCATCTCAATCAAATTCGTTTGGTGCTGGTGGATCTGTATCATTAGGATCTCATAGAGTTTGTACAATCAATTTTCCGAGAATAGTAATGGAAGCAAATAGTAGAGAAGAATTCTATAAAATTCTCGAAAGTCGTATAGAAAGTGCTTCTAAAATACTAAAGGCACATAAAGAATTGATTCTCAATTTAAATAAGAGAGGATTACAACCGTTTATAAAATTAGGTTGGATTAATATGAATAGGATGTTTTCAACATTTGGTATTATAGGTATATATGAAGCATCTAAATTGTTTAAAGATAAATTTGGTAATGGTGAAGATATTGAAAGTAATATGTTAATCTTTTTGAATAATAAAGTAAATGAATTAAATAAAGTTGATTCATCTTCATCTATTTCATATAACATAGAACAAATACCAGGAGAATCCTTTGCAATTAGATTAGCAAAAGCAGATAAAATTATTTACGGAGAAGATAAAATTCCATATCAGTTATATTCTAATCAATTTATTCCTTTATGGGAATCTGCCACATTATGGGAAAAAATGATTCAGGATGGAAAATATCAAAGGTTAATTACAGGTGGAGGAATTGTTCATGCCCAAATAGGAGAAAAAGTTACATCTAAACAATCAGAGAAGATAATTAAGTTTGCTGTAAATTGTGGATGTGAACATTTTGCTCTAAATGCTGTTTATAGTGAATGTGAAGATGGTCACGTTTCATTTGGTAAATTAGACATCTGCCCGATATGTTCTAAAAAGATAATTGAGAGATATACAAGGATTGTGGGATTTTTTACTCCTATATCAAGTTGGCAGGATATACGGAGAGAATGGGAATTTCCAAGAAGAACTTTTGTTGAAATTGAAAAAGATTAATAAAATTCTTGACAATATGAAAAAAACATATCATATTTAAAAGTAAATTTATTGAAAGAGGTTTAAATGAAGTCTTTTGTCATTACTCAAAAATACTTAGAATCTAAGGGATTCAAATCTCTCAAATTTGAATCCCCTATTACTAAAATTAATAACATAACTTTGATTGCTAAACTTTTTATATTTAAAACAGAAGATGATTTTCTAAATTGTGAATGGATAAAAGATGTAAAGAAATTAGATTCTTACCTGATTGTAAATGAAAATGTAGATGTAGAAGAAGATTGTAATGATATAAAGAAGTCCGATGAAATTGTTGGTAGATTTTACATTAACGTTTAAAAGGAGTTTTGTTTATGAGTAAAAAAGAATTTATTGAAGATGAAGAATTAGTTGAAATTGCTAATGAGGTAATTGAGGAATTTAAACTTGATAATCTTAATGGTATTAAAATTAAATATGTTTTGGTAAGTCCTAATATTTCAAAAACTGTTGCTGGTAAATGTATTAAACCAAATGCCGAACTTAAGTATTTTGGTGACTTTGATTATCTTATAGAATTCTCTAATGATATATGGGAAGGTTTAAATGAAGACGTAAAGAAAGTACTTATGTATCATGAACTACTTCATATCTTAGTTGTGACTGATGAAGAGGGAACCACTAAATATAAAATTGCTGATCATAATGTAAAAGATTTTTATTGTATTATTGAAAAATTTGGTATCGATTGGTTGAGTAAAATTAGAACTACAATGTCAGCAATACATGACCTCAGTGATGACCAGCAAGATAGGATAAAAATCTAAAGTATGATTGTCTATTATACGGGTGTGGGTGTCAAGAAAGACCCACAATCTATATTGATTTTAATGAATAAAATAGCACAACATTTTTCATCTTACTGGTGGATATTAAGATCTGGTGGTGCTCAAGGAGCAGATACTGCTTTTGAAAGTGGTGCTTCAGAAAAAGAGATATTTTATGCTGATGATGCTACAGATGAAGCTATAAAGATAGCATCTGAATTTCATCCTGCATGGGATAGACTATCTGAATATGTTAAAAAACTACATGGAAGAAATGTATTTCAGGTTTTAGGTAAAGATTTATCTACTCCTTCCAAGTTCCTTGTTTGTTGGACTCCAGATGGTGCTATAAATCATTCTGAGCGATCTATTCACACAGGGGGCACTGGAACTGCCATTTCGATAGCAAGTGTTTACAATGTGCCTGTATTCAATTTAAAAAGGAAAGATCATTTTGATATAATTATGAAAGAATTGAAAAGGAGTTAATAAATAAAATGAAAATATTAAAAGATCAAGGAACTTTTACGGTTCTTACAAAACCAGAAAATATAATATCTGATATCGCTAATTCAGCAAGAACCTGTTATCAATCTCAGGATAAAGCATCACCAGAAAATGATCTTAAGTTGGTAAAAAATCTAATGACTCGTGGTCATTTTGCAATGTATGAATTTTCTGATATGACAGTTAGATTTGAGTATTGTTCTCGTGGTTTTACTCATGAAATGGTTAGACATAGATTATGTTCATTTGCTCAAGAGAGTACTCGATATGTAGATGAAAAAGAATTTGAGTTTGTGGTTCCTCCTCATAGAGATGAAAATGAAAAAATGCTCGATAGTGATGATCAATTTTGGTTTAAAACTCCTAAAAATTGGTTGGAATTAATTGGAAAATTTTATAGATCATTAAGAGAACATGGTTGGAAACCAGAAGATGCACGTCAATGGTTACCTAATGCATTACACTCTCAAATTGTAGTGAAAGCAAATATAAGAGAGTGGAGACATATATTCACAATGAGGTGTGATAAATTTGCTCATTGGGAAATTAGAGCAGTAATGTTAAAATTACTTAAGTGGTGTCAAGCAAATATTCCTGTTGTGTTTGATGATTTTAAATTTTTTGTTACTTCAGAAGGAATTGAATATGCAAGACCTGTAATGAGTGCTTTAAATCTTGCTGAAAAAATTAACGAATATAATCAACATTTTGATTTGAAAGATGTTGTAAATAAATTAGATATTGATGTTTCTGTCAAATTATACGAAATATTAAAAGAAAAATTTTCAAAATAAAGGAGAGATTCATTATGAAAATCAGAACAGGTTTTGTTTCAAATAGTTCCAGTAGTTCTTTTATTCTTGAGGTTGATAAAGATATAAAAGATATGAAAGTAAAAATGGAAATTGGTGTAGATTTGAAAGATTTACAAGATAGATTAATTACAAGTGTTGATAAGTTAGAAGAATATTTTATAGATTATTATGGAAGCAATTTTAAAGAAAATTATAGAGATGAATCTTACATTATGAAAAAGTATAAAAAAATGAAATCAACTTTAGACAGAGGAAAAAATATCTTTATAGGCGAAGTATCAAACGAAGATGGTGGTATATCTGCTTATATTCATGAATATGGTTTGCCAGAATTTAAAAGAGATGGGATTAGAGTAATAGAAATAAAAGATTAAAGGAGAATTGATTATGAAAATTAGAACAGGTTTTGTTTCAAATAGTTCGAGTAGTTCATTTGTTGTTATCTTCAAAAAGGATGAATTAGAATCTTATTTAGAAACTGCTCATCCTTATGTCAAATTTATTTTGGAAAAAATGAGATTTCAAAATATTAAAGTTGATGATAAACAGGAATTAATGGTTTCAGTTGATTATGAATGTACTCAAGATCCTGTAGAATTAGATGATTATCAAGGAGATGAAATTTTTACAGAAGAAAACAAAAAAGTTTCAATAAAAGATTATAAAAAAGAACATAGTTATCCTATGTTTCCAAGTGATGTTTGTAGAAGAGTAATTAGAGAAATTAAAGAAAAAAATGGATTTGGATATATTCAAAGTGTGTAAAGGAGAGGATTATGAAAAAAATTGAATGGGATGATTTGTTTATGACGATGACGTATCTTGTTGCTATGAAGAGTAAAGATGAAAATACTCATATAGGAGCAGTTATTGTTGGACCCGATAATGAGGTTAGATCTGTAGGGTATAATAGTTTCGTTAGAGGATTGAATGATAATGTTCCTGAGAGACAAATAAAACCCGACAAATATTTGTATTTCGAACATGCTGAGAGAAATGCTATTTATAACGCAACATTAAGTGGAACATCTGTAAAAGGATGTAGAATGTATACTAATGGTATACCTTGTTGCGATTGTATAAGAGGAATTATTCAATCTGGAATTAAAGAGGTTATAGTTGATAAATCGTGGAATGATAATAATTCTGGTAAATGGGCAGAACATGCCAAACATTCTTTGGTGATGTGTAAAGAAACTGGAATTCTTATAAGAGAGTGGAGTGGTAACTTAATAGATATAAAAAAATATAGGGATAAAATT